ACTCGGATGGTATCTCTGCCTGTACATTTCCGCTTGAACCACTCCAGTCCCTTACTTTTGTCCATTCTTCAAGGTCATTTGATACCCAGATGGTTACATCTGACGTTGAATAGTAAGCCGCCGTGTGGAACTTTACGATGCCAACATCAGCATAATCGGGATTGTAAAGAACCGTAGTCCCCATGAATCTTGGCATATAGCTTGCATAAACCAAATGCCCATCTGTAGATAAATCTGCATCAATTCGCATTACTCTTAAATTGCTTACTGGTATCTTCTTGACGGTCACTACAGAGCTTGATACAGCCGTTCCGTTGACCTTGACTGTAGCGTTCTCTGGCATTGCCATCTTGGTCTTGAATCCCTTGGTCTCGCCATCGCCAGTGCCGACCGCTTCGCCCGTAACTCTGAATTTGCTCCAAGCCTTTGTGCCACTCTTTATGGAAAGTCCCATCATGTTAGAATCACTGCCTGATTTTCCACCCATGATAAAATAGTTGATACCACTGATATTGCCCTCACTCTCGGTATATCTTGAAGGTGTTAAAGTAATAGTCTTTTGCGCTACATTCCCAGTCTTGCTCCATACCTTTACGCTCCAAGAGATACAATTCCCCATACCACATCCAAAGCTGACATGGTTAAAATAATTCTGTTTGCCTGTCAAAGTTTGGCAGATATAATAATTCTGTTTAACCGTTCCACTTGAATTATACTGCGCCACCTCGGGATAGAATATGACGTTCTCGCCGTCTACGTTCCAATGGCAGTATATGGTAGCATAAACATTTATAATGTCCGTATCGGTCTTTTCGATGGTGATTGGGTTTCCGTTCATATCCTGTAGCATAGCATGAGTGGTGAGTGCGCCATTACCCGAACCGCCTGCAAGTCCTATCTCGGTCAAGGTTACTCCGACCGCTTCTGATAAGCCTAAAGTGATGTTACAAACTCTTGTGATTACGCTTCTTGCATGGTCTACATCTATGCTGACCTCTGTTACGCTTGCCGCACCCTCTCTGGTAAACAGTGAAGTATCGCTTGCCGCAGGTGTACCCTCGCCCGAACCATACTGTATATACGTTCCAAACGCATTGTTTGAGCCTATAAGATAGCTCCAGAGGTTATCAAGTACCCTGTTATACCCGACCGCCTTTTGGATGGTCTTTCCTGCCCTAATAACCTCAATGTCAAATCTGTTATGGATTCCTAAATTAACATTATTTTTCATTTTGCCCTCCTATAGGTCATGTACGTTAATCAGTGTAACGCTTGCTACTACATCGGAGATGTTCAAATGCTCCCATTCGTAGCCGTTTATATATTCAGCGTTCCTCAATGTTACGCTTGCTGTGATATTGGATATCTTGATATGCTCGATATCGTTCTGATGCCCTTTCCATGTAAGGTCGGCAGGTGTGAACGAACCTCTAAAGGCTTTCACCATACCGCCTGCACCCTTCAAGCCGCCTCTTCCGTCATACACTATCGTGATACTGCCATTCCCAACTGCACTTGAAAAGTTAGGAGCATTTATCGTCAGTTCTAACGTAGTACCGCCTGTCCTTATAACTGAATCCAGTGTGCGGTAGGTAGTCTCGATATGACCGCCCGGTACATAATTAAACTCTTGTACTTCGATACTGAAATGGCTCTCTATATCGTCAATTAAGGACGAATTAATCAGTGACTGGGATAATGTTAGGGTAATCGTCATATCGTCCGAATTTGCCCCGTTAGAAAACGTAGGTTGAGGTGTTGACGGTATGTTGAGATTGGTAGGCTCAAATGTCTCGGTAAATGATTCTGTCTGGCAGGATGGTGACATTAAACCGCCCTCGTCTGGCTTGGTGTATCTCACTGTCAGTACGTCATTCTTTGACCTTGAAAAATCATCAAATCCAAGAGTGACATACTCATCATCTACGCTTACGTTTGAACATAAGTAGTAGTTTCCGCTGGTGTCCCACAATTCAAACATTGACGTATCAACATTATCATCTGTCTGCTCCAGATCAAATGTAATCTTGACCGTAGTTGAGGATGTATTTACTACGCTTATAGGTGTAGCTGAATTGCCTAAAATCATCCTCACATAAGCCTGTATATCACTGATACCCACATTCTCGGCAAACGCTGAATCGTAGTATGTAATATCGTTCATGCTCACGTTTGCTCGGATATCGCTTATCTCAAGATGTTCCGTACCCCTCGTACCGATGCCCTCGGTATAGGAGAAAAGCTCGTACAGCTTGCCATCTGTCGCAAGGATTTGAACGCCTGCCCTGTGGTCCCATGTGTTAAAGGCTTTTATCTTTGATATATTGATGTTTGACAAACCCGTGAACTGTATCAATTCGGCATCGTACCATGTCTTATTGATGTACTGGCGGTAGTATATCGACCCGTTCATCACAAAGAACACGGTCAAGCCCATGTCCCAGTTTCCCCATTCCCCAGAGGGACCACGAACTGCGGAAACATCGGTGACATTTGCCTGTGCCAATTCTTCCTCATACTGCCCTAACGGGGTACAGAGCTTTGCTTTCAGGGCACCGTCTGGCGTAACCCAGAACACCCAGGGGATTTCCTCGGTAACAAATTCCCAGATATCGTTGGCGTTATGCTTTGCAACCGAATTAAAGGCAATCGAGCAGGAGACCGCATCATCCGTGAACCAATAATCGCTCCATTCTGCCCTTGTAACGACTTCGTGCGTGCTGGCGTGCTTGATATGCAGTGTTCCGTTTCTTACATATGCTACCCACATCGCAGAGTTTTCCATCCCGAAACGTGGGTGGCATACTGCTATGTCCGAATCGGTCAAGCCTTCCCGGTTAACTATCCTGAACCTGTCGATAAACGCCCCGTCCCTTAAAGGGATATCATGCCGCCGAACCCTTAACCATGTCGAGGGGTTTGCGTTGTTGGCCGCAGTCTGTTGCGTGGAATTTAGTCTTTCCTCTAATATGCTGTCAACATTACGCATCCTCCACCACCTCTTTCACGATCAGGTCAAATGAACCTACGCCGTGTTCATCCTTTGCCTCTCTCCATGTTATGTTGTTCTCTATGTAACCCTTGTATGTCGCACCTCTCCATTCAACCGATATAAGGGCACCTTTATTAGATGCCCGATCGGCCGCATCCCTTTCGGAGTATGTCGCAGAGAAGAGTTTTACCTCACGTCTGTGTGTCGCATCTCCCGTGGTCTGCTGATAAGGGGTCCCATCCAAGGCAAAATTGTTGATTTTCCTTGCTTCATATTTCCTTTTACAGAGTAAAGCCTCACCTAATACGGTGTTTCCGTTATATACCATGTCAGCCTCCGTAACCAAGTCTTGAATCTTTGATTAACTCATCTGTAAGAGCATCCATTGTACTGTCAACCGAACCGATAAGCTCGCCCTCGCTGTTAACGCCCTCGTGTGTAATCGTGCCGCCAACCTTAATGTCAACCTCGGAGGTCTTGTTAAGGCTCTTGACAAACTCATCATCTTTCCTCATTTGTTCCATCTCTTCGGGCGTATAGTAATTGCCTGTCGCCATCAGACGCTCACGGTGTCCCTTCATCCATTCCGCTCTGTCCTCTGCCTCTTTGGCTTCTTCCTCGGCTTCGATCAGGTCAAATATTCCCATGATAATCTGTTTAATGGACTGGAATACATTTTGTGCGTAGCTTAAGATTCCACTTATCGCATCCTTGATTGCCTGTGCAGGGTCGTCCATAAGCGTGCCAAAGAAGTCAAATATACCTTTTGCGATACCGACTACCTCTTCTAATACGCCACCGACAAATCCAAGCAAATCAAAGCCTTCAAAGACTTCCTTGAACGTAGTACCTATCCCTTCGACTGCGCCCGTCCATAACTCTCCAAACGGTACAAACAGATTGACAATGCCCTTGAATACTTCCCAGACTGCTTCTAATATCGCACCCAGCATTTCGGGTAAATGCGCTACCAAGCCTTTAATCAAATCCCATACGGCCGCTATCAACTGCGGCAAGCTGTCAACTATCGCATTAAATACCGCCGTCAGAACCTGCGGGAGTGCTACTACGATTGCGGAAAGAACCTCTGGAAGATAGGGAACCAGCTCTGTCACAAGCTGGACCAGTGCCGCTATAAGCAATGGTAAGTTATCTATTAACGCTTTCGTAATGTCTTTTATTATCTTGGGCAGTGCTTTCAATAGGGATTTGATGATATCGGGCCATTTTTGGGTTATCTTCGTTATCAACTGAACGATTCCGCTCACAAATGTTCCTGCATTGTTCGCTATAAAGTCAACGATGATGTTCACCAGGTTTTCTATCCCAGTCAATATCATGTCGGTGTTTTCTGTGACCCATGTGCCTATCTTCTTAAAGAACTCGCCTATGAATGTAAAAACACCGGGCGCACTGTCCAGAACTATCCCGAATATGTCCGTTAAGACCTGTGTGGCCGCCTCTGCCACTACATCCATATTGTCAAGTAAACCACGCCCTAAAGTGCTTAAGAGATTCCTTGCGATGCCTGAAAGAGCTGGCAGTTTCTCAATGGCTTTGTTAAGACCCTCACTTAACAATTCTCCGAACTTGTCCATCAGACCGCCAACGCCGCCCTCTTCAAATGACGTTGTAAGGTCGCTTATGGCTTTTGTAGCCCATCCCGCAAGGTTCTTAAGAGATGGTACTATCTTGTCCGATAACGCTATCTTGGCACCCTCTAACGCCGATTTCATCTTGGTTAACTGACCCTGTAGGTTATCGAGCTTTGTTTCAGCCATCTGGGTAGCGGAACCTTTCGCCTGGAGGATGGATTCGCCGATTCTATCCCAGTCCTGCTCTACAGCCGCAAGCAACGCCTCTGCTGATGCCGTATCACGTGCATTGAACAAATCCCCGATCACGCTCAATTTCTCTTGCTGGGTCATTTGCTTGAACTTATCGCCCAACTGTGAGAATACCGTGTCAAGGGACTTCATTCTGCCCTCTGCATCGAATATGGTTATGCCCATAGCCTCTAAAGCCTCTGCGCCCTGTTTCGTGGGGTTGGAGAGCTTTAACAACATATTTCTCATGTGGGTACCAGCTTCACTGCCCTTGATACCCGCATTTGCCATCGCCGTAAATGCGATTTCTAATTGTTCTATATTATCGATTTCAGCCGCTGTACCATCTGACAACTGTACGAAACCACTATTTAATTCTTTTCCTAAACCGCCGACCGTTAAGAACGCCTCGCCTAATTGCTCAACCGATGTATTACCCGTTGATGCCGCTTTTGCGAACTCATCGACCATCAATGCAGTACGTTCCGAGGATAGCCCCAATGCGCTCTGCGTGTCGGTTATCATGTCCGATGCACGTGCCAAATCCATAGAGCCTGCGGCCGCCATGTCCAGAACGATAGGCAACATCTCCATGGACTGTTGCGTATTATAACCAGCTAACGCCATGTAATTTAACGCCTGTGCCGCCTCTGTAGCCGTAAATGCGGTGTTCTTGCCCATGAACTTGGCAAAATCCCTTAACGTGCCGTTAAACTCGCCATAAGCCGTATTCACGTGCCCGGTCGTTTCTGCCAATTCCTCTGCCGACTTGCCTGCGGTAGCCGCAACCTGACCCATGGCCGCATCGAAAGAAAGACCTGTCTGTACTGCGCCCTTGGTAAATGCCGTTACTGCGGTTGATGTGGCCGCCAATGCCGCCGTGGCAAGTTTGGCCGCCTTTCCTATACCGCTTGTAATGGCACCGCCCATCTTGCCAGCCATGCCTTTTGCTTTGTTCAAGCCTGACGAATAATCCGATATGTCTATTGAAAGCCTCGCAAAGAGGTCGAATACATCCGATGCCATAACTACTCCTTTAATATCAACCCGGCTTTTGCGATAACGTCAGCCGCTATCTCATCGCCCGATCTCTTGTCCTGGGGTTTCCACTTTCCGTTGACGATATCCACGTACCTTGCGTTCATTATTCCTGTAGCGAATATTGCCTCTGTAACATAATAGCGGTATGTGACCCCACGTATATCATCATCAAGACGTGCCATCACATACCGCATGAATTGTTTTATTTCCCTTCTGCCCCGGTACTCTCCATAACAGAGCCAGAAGATACGTTTTCCATGGTCCCCGGACGTGGTGAGCCGAAAAAATCGCCAAATTCCTCCGAATTTTCGATTTCCATAAGCACATCAACCAACCTTACGATAAGGTTTAAGCCGTTTATGGGTGTAGGGTCGATGGCAAGTATCATCTTGACTGCGTTCTTTTTATGCTTTTTTAGGATATACTGCGCTTTTTCTATGGTGTTCTTGCCTTCCTTAATCCCATTCAGGACCTCCGGGTCCTTGAAAATGTCCGTGATCGGGTCTAATAAATCTGCCCAAAGCTCTATCGCATCCTCGCCCTTATAATCAGATAGTCTCTTCATGTCATGCTCCTTCCGCTACAACAACCGTGCAGGTGTCGTTATATGTAACGCCGCTAACTGTGATAGCCGCCGTTATGATTGTGTTGCCAGCCGATGCGCCAGCCGTTACAACGCCACTGGATACCGATGCAACACTTGTATTTCCTGAACTCCATGTTACTGTTGCGTCAGCGGGGTACTTCTCAACCGTCAAGGTCTCGCTTGCCTCTGTCGCAAGGGTCATAGAGTGCTTATTCAAGAGGATGCTGGGTGTCTGTGACGAACTGCCCTGCTTGATATAAAGCTCAAAAGGCACCTTGTCCTGATCTTCCATCGAATAGTGTGCGGTGTACTCAAATGCAAACTGTCCTTTTGCCCTGTCGGTGGACTTAATCTCAAAGCCTGCGGTATTGAGTACGTTCATCATGTGGATTGCGATAAATCCTGCGCTTGCCCCGGTATTCTCATCCGAATAGTCACCTACCCACCAGATATCCTTAAAGTCTGTTGCCTTAAGCTCATTTCTGGGAATAACGTGGGTCTCATCCTGACTGTCAAGGTCTGCCGCACCTATAAGGCTCTTGCCTGCTGTTGCGGAAACAGTGACGAATGTGCCTGTGATTCCTGCGCCCCAAGATTCAATGTTCTTTAATTCCTTCATATTCTTGGGGCAGTTGTCGATATCATCGCCAAAATCCGAATAGGTAGGCTCTGCCTTGAAGTCATTGCCGCCCGTGGTAGCACCTAAAAGGTCTGAATACTCGCCTGTAGCGGGGTTGAAACTTTCAACCAATACACCAGCGTTAAGCTGGATTTTCTGGAATGTATCAGCCGGGATTTTTGTATATTTCTTGCCCATGTTTTCTCTCCTTTCAATCGAGAAATTCAATACTGTACTGTAATATGATTCTGCGTATCATATCATCGTCCGGGTCGTTCATCCTCTGCGCCCACGGACTGCGTTTGTAAAGCCAGAACGCTCCTTCGTCATAATGCTTTGTATAACCGCCACGCCCGATAGCTTCGGATATCTGCTTTTCCTTTGCGGTTATCGATGCCCACGATTCATCCCTGTACCAGATCGATGCCGTGAGATACAGAGTGTTTTCAAAATCGTCCGATGCGGCTTCATACGTGATGTAAGGTAATTCCGCACCGTCCGGGACCGTCAGCTCATCATAAGCAGGGATTCCAAACGAACTCCAAAAATCATGTAGTGCCTGTAGTTTGTCCATTGGTATCCCCTTTCTTCATGGTGTATTCCTCTGCGTCATACTGCCTCATGTTCAAGCCTGCGGTCGGTGGGGTCTGATGGTCGTCTGTCCCGGATGTTAAACGGAACGTCTTGCCATCCTTCTTCCTTTTCAGGATTGTGTGGAAGTCAAGGTCGATATCTTTCCTCACTGTCAGCGTGTACGTGGTCTTTGAGGCCGCCGCACTGGCTATCCTTGCAAGCGTGCTGTTGTTATAAGGCAATGCTCCCTGTATCTCTGGTCCCTCGGTGTATGTGTAAACAACGCTCCCATACCCATCTGATATGGCGGTCTTGTTCATTATGATGAAAGGTTCCATGGAAGAAGTAAGTAAGCTCAATACAATCTCAACCTCCTCCATCTGTTAAGTCTTGCGGCGTACACTGCCTGCCATGTTGATGCGGCCGAATTGTTGGTGCCAGATGTTGACCCTGCACTCTTTGTGTACGAATAACCGCCAAAACTCTCCGAATAAAAAGGACTTTGTGCCTCTGAATCCACGCCGCCGTATTTCTTCTGCCAGTCTGCGATTTCCTCTGCCAGATCGAGAAAATCTTTGGGGATTGACATTGCCCATACACTGCCCTTAAACTCGCCCTCATCCTCCAGAACATCGGTCGATTTATGCACGCCGTTATTCTTACGGCTCCCAAACACTGCATAGTAATCGCCGGGGATGGCAACGGAAGGAACTAAAACGCCACCCTCGACTTTGTACTTTCCAGGGTGTTTGTCCTCTTTGTATGTGAAATAGTTTTTTATGTCAGCGCATATCTCTGAAAGCATATTGTCCCCTCTTTCAAAAATAGGCGGTGTCGTTGCACCGCCCATATATCATTTCTTCTTATTTGCCTTTTTAACCGCCTTTTTGGGTTCGGTGGGCTGTTCTGCGTCCGAATCTTTTTTAACGGCTTTTTGGGGCGTTTCTGCCACTATAAGAGGCTTTCCAAGTTTATTCTTATCGCTTGCAAGCTCTTCGTAACGCTCTTTCTTTACAATAACGCCCTCACGGGGGAACTTGTCCCCCGGAGAGTAAGCGTATGAATCGTCCTGTAAGTCAAGGAAAAACTCAATAACTTTATATGCCATACTCACGCACCTGCGCTTTCAAGTGTTACGCCCTTAAGGCTGTACTCCTGTCTGTCAGTATGGTTTCCGTCAGTAGCGGTGATAACGAGTTTCTGTGCTCTGGGATTAGCTACTTTGAACACTGCGTCCTTTTCGTCCTCGCCGATTAATTCTGCGGGGCCGCTACCTGCACTGGGTTCAAGACCTACCTTAACGGAGGTGTAAGCATCCCAGTTTTCAGCCTCAAAGTCTACTGCAAGGAAGTTACCCTTGCCCCATACGTCAGTGATCGGGTTGGATGCACTCATGTACTTGGACTTGCCTGTGATTGCATTGTTTCCAATAACTGCGGTTTCGGGCTCCTGGATTGCTGATACGTTTACGCCGTAAATGGTATCGCTCTGTGCCTTTGCCTTAACGGTAATGTCCGGGAGGGTGTCACTCGATGATACTGTTGCGATAAACAGTGAGTTAGGATTGTAAAGTACGGGGATAAAGAGACCGCTTGCCTTTGTCCAAAGGACGGTAGGGTCTTTCTCCATCCACTGCATGATGTAAACGTAAGGACTTACGTTGCTCTGCTTTACATCGTAATACTTTGCCGCATCCTCTTCGGGTGTCTGACCCCAGAGACCGATGCCGACCTTGCCACCTAAATTGGTAGAGAAAAATGTTACTCTGTCCTCGGGATAATATCTTTTCTGTGAGATAACCGGGCGGTCGTCTACAAGGCTGTATGATGCACCATACTTAAGGTCGTTAATGATAACTGTATCGATGCCGTACTCTTCGCTTAAATGTCCTTCAAGGGCACTCTGTGAAAGGTACTGACCCTGTGCATATACGCCGTTGATAGCGGTCTGGAAGTATTTATTCTTTCTCATCTTGGAGAGGTTCTTCTTTGAGGTATAGATTCCGCTCAAAGTGATGCCCTTCTCTGTAGCCGCATCGATGATAGCCTGAATCTGTGCAGGGATATCTGCCTCTTCGTTGAGGTCAAGGGTCCAGTTGATCTGGTCCTCGGGTACGCCGTAATCAACGGTGAGGTCAAGGTTATTTTCCTTGATTGTCATTTTGCCGTATGCAAGAACTTCGTTCTTTGCTACCTTGGTACGTGTGATTACGTGGTCTGCCAGCCTTGCACCATCGTCAAGAATCCAGTTATAAAGGTCCTGATCTCCAACGATGCCTCTATTCTTAAGGGCACGCAGTCTCTCTGACTGGTTGATTTTCTCCTTGATGAGACCCTTTTCGATCTGGTGATTGTCAACGGGTACTCTAAAGGTTGTATTTGCCTCGGTATCGAATGAATGGAACTGTGCCATCATAGGTACGCCGTATTCAGCCGCAATGGATTCCCACTGTGCTGTAAGGTTATTTGTCTTACTGTCGCCAAAAAGCCTGTCGGCGGGGTCGTTCTGTCTTGTGGGTACAAGGTTTCCAACGTCAAGCCAATCATCCTTCTTGACAAATCCATAAAGGTTATCTTCCCATGTTCTCATGTTCATTCTCTCCTTTCGTTAGGGTCTTACAACGGTAGGCTCTGTAACGAACTTAAAGCCTGCGTTAATAAGGGCAGTTTTAGCCGCCTCGTTAAGTGCTACGGGTAATCTGTCCTCGATAACGTCACCCTTAAGGACCACTGAACCGGGCATATTTCCGCTTGTTACATCCACGTCCTCATAAACTATGCCATAGCAAGTGCCATCGTTAGCGGGGAAAGGTGTTCCCATCTTAACGTACTTGGCACCGTTAACGGTCGTAGCAAGGGACTGGGGAATTTCTCTTGTTTTTCTTGTGCACTCTTCTCTATCCAGGAAGTATCCGGGAAGATATGACTTTGCACTGTTGTCGCTCATGTAGAAAGACATATTATTTCCTCCTTTTACTTGGTTTCGCCGTACAGAGTTGCCCTCTGTGCCGCAATTCTCTTCGCCGCTGAATGTTCGCTTTCAAGGTCTGCGCCGTTGTTGGCAGGTGGTGTGGCGGTTTCCGCTCCCTTCTCGCCCGGCGTTGTTATGAAATCGCTCCATTCTTCCTTGATGTTCTTTACAAGGTTTTCACTGTCTTTGAACTTGCCATCTTCGCCCATCTCCAGGGTATCCAGATCAGATTCCTTTACTTTGCATACTGTGTCGATGCGCTTATCTGATACGCCCGCTTCTTTAAGTAAAGCCTTATAGGCGTTTCTCTTGGCCGCCTTTGTGGCTTTTTTCTCTTCCTCGGTCTTGTATGTGGCAAACTCTTCGTTTAACGCTTCATACTTGACTTTCCACGGGTTCTTGCCCTCTTTTTCGATAGCAAGGTTCTTTGCATCCTCCAGCTCCCTTTGGAGTGATGCGATTTTCTTTTCATGTTCCGCTTCTTTGGTCTTGTAATCGTCTATCTTGGCTTTGAGACCTGATAAGGATTCCTCGTTGCCTTCTACGATTGCGTCCACCTGTGCCTCGGTGAGACCCAGACCCGTAAGAAACTTCCTTGATAATGCCATAAATACTCTCCTTTTCTTCGGTGGTGCGGTGCTTTGCACCATTTGAGTTTTTGCAAATAAAAAAAGCCACAAGGCTGGCTTTTCTCCAACCTTATGGCTCTTATCTGCGCCTCTGAAATATTCAGCTAATTTAACTGTATCATCTGCGCTCTTATCTGTCAAATATTTATTTTCCTAATGTCAATAACGGCTCGGTCCCCTCATGGATGAAGAAAAGCCGTTAGAAACTTTCGATATAGACAACGAATCAGTAGGGATGCCCTGTAACCAATTATTCACACC